TCTCGTCGTCGAGGTTGTTTATTGCCTCGTACCCTTTTGCCCATGCCGTTGCTTTTGGCACCTCCAGTGATTTCAGTTTCAAATCCATATTCGTTAATCGCGTCCTAGCGATGTTGAGCGGTATTTCTCCTGCCGCTACTTCTGTTTTCATTTCCGTGAGTGCTTCGGATGCCGCGTTTAAACTTTGACGCGTCCGGCTTTCCTTCACGTGCTCTCGGATTTCTGCCACCTGCTCCTGCATATTTGTGATGCGTTGGCTGATCTCTGTCACTGTTGCGTCCGCCTGTTTTGCGCTCGATAGGTTCTGTATCTCCTTACTAGCGACCTCGCTCGTTTGCGCTTTAGTTAAATCTTCCGCAGCTTTTAGGTTTCGGACTTCTTGCATTCCTTTTGCTGTTGCAATGGCCGCTCCGGCCATATTAAATTTTTCCATCCGGGCCATCCCTGGGCTGCTCGCGCTTGCCCCGCTTGGCGTTCCTACTGATGCCGTTCCTCCGCTCGGCATGGATCCGCCAGGTGTAGCTGCTCCGCCTTTCATGTAAGCCAGCATCGGGTTTAATCCTGCGGCGTTTAAATCGCCCACTGCCCGCTGGTAGCTCGTGTTCGCCATTCGCTCCTGGAATGAGCGCTGTTTCTGTGCTTGTCCTGCTGACCATCTGCGGCCGGCCACGGCTTCCGCGCTGTTGTAGGCCATCGCGTCGTCCATTCTTTCTTCGGTCCAGTCTCTCTGGATGCCGGCCTGTTCGCTCGTGAAGTCTTGCGCATCCTCCTGCATGCGCCTGTTTGCTGCGTTGTTCATCCCGGTACTGATGATGTCGCCTATCGCGCCGATCAGTCCGTCAAACATTACAGCGTGGGTCCCATGCCCGGCACTGAGTACATCGGCAACGGTCTCACTGCGACGTTATCGAAGAACGCATCGAAGATGATTTGCTGCCCGTTTGCGCCCGCGCCTACAGCGAGTGCCCGCGAGAGCGGTGGGGTGTCCTCGATAAACGTTTGGTTCAGCGTTGGCAGCGCCGTGAAACGTTGCGCCAGGTGCCACCCGTCAATCGTTCCTGCGGTGGTACTTCTGAACAGGCCCGTGATCATCGACGGGTTGTAGCGGTATTCTGCCCATCGCTCCTGGTAGCCGAATACGGCGTCATCCTGTGCAGGCGTACCGACTGCGTATATCTCTTTGTTGAGCACCGCTTGTTCGCCCAGGTTCGCAAAGACCGGCGTATAGAAGTCTACGCGCGTGCTCCTGCTCCACATTTTTCTTAGACCCTGCTGATAGGTAAGGTCTGCTCTGACTTGCACCAGGCCGATGATGTATCCGTGTTCCGTGAACGATTGTCTGAAACCGTTGTTCATCGCGACGCCTGTCGCCATTGCAGCCAGGTTGCCGGCCGGTGTGGTGCCACCGGTGAGCCCTGTTGCGCTTGTCTGTGCGATCGGGTTGATGTTGATTGGCTGGCTTCCGCCCCCGAGGTATTCGGGTCTTTGGAGTCGGTAGTCGGGTGGTCGAACTCCGAACTGACTGAAGATTGCTTCCGGGTACCTGGTCCCTCCCCTGGCGTCTTTCTCCAGCATTTTCTGCAACGCTATCGATTGCCGCAGCTGGTTGATCGTTGCGGCTGTTGCGCCCGTGAGGTCCGCCACCAGGCCGGACACGGTGAACAGCGCTTGTCCTGTTGCAGTTGCGGCCGTGTTCCATGTCAGCGTGTTCGCGGCGTTCGTCTGTTGTAGTTGCCGCCCAGCTCCACCAGGTGCAGCGAATTGCGGTGCGACGCCGCTGCTGATTACCGGTGCAGTTGTGCCCAGCGGTAGGGTTACCGCTGTCCCTTTTTGTGGCCACGGTAGGCAGCTGGTGAAATAGTCGTGCCGTTTTCCGCGTCTCCGTAGCGCGTAGTTTGTACTTAGGTCTGGCCCGTCGCCCGTCGTCAAGAATGGCGCGGTGATCAGGTTTTGGTCTTTGAACCAGTCTTGGTAGATGAGGTTGTAAGCGCGCAGCGGTAAGGCGTTGACGCTCACCGTTTGGCCTGCGGTTACCTGGCCGACAGTTGGTAGTCCCATGTAGTCGTATATCGAGCCGACCGCGAATCCGCCAGCGGGCGATACGATTTGCGGTATTACAAACGACGTCGAGTCGCCTGGGTTCGGCTGGTCGCCCATGAAGCGTTCCCAGTTTGCCCAGAGGATGCGCGATGGCACGTAGAAAAAGAACGTGTCCAGGTGGAGGTTATCCATGATCGGAAATATCGGCGTCGACAGTCGCGCGAATGCCGTCATGTTGAGTTTGTAGGCGTCTGCTGGGAGTACTTCGTCGACGTACACCGGAATTAACCATCCGGCGTCGAATGTGGTTTTGTGTGTGTGTTGGATTTTGAATGCGCTGCGTGGAACGTCACTCTTTGGCACCATTGAAAAATGGTTGATCGATACGCTCTTGTTACGAAACATTGCTGGTCTCCTTCATTGCGTCGAGGCCGCGCACCAGGCGGGTGGGTGCCACGCTCATGATTTCTGCGGTTTCGGGGTAATACGTCCCGATGTGATAGAGGTCGTAATCTTCCGGGTGTTTTGCCATTTCACCGTTGGCGCGCATTTCGTCGGTGAAGCTGCGTATCGCTACGCCTAAATGCGGTACGGTGACGGGGTCGCCGTATGCTTCGAGGGCTGCGTCTTTGATCGCTACTATGTACCTGGTCATGATGTTTTATCTCTCTTGAATTTGCCGGAATTGGCTTTGGCTACTTGCTCGCGGACTGCGAGCCGTTCGGGTGTGTTTTCTTCTGGTTTTGCTTTCTCCTCGCGGTTCTGCTGAACTTCTTCCCACCACCAGGCATCTTCGGCCTGGAGTTTTTTATCGTAATACCTTGGAGGTCGCAGCTTTGTCCCTTTCACAATTACGTAGTCGTTCGGGTAAACGTCCTGTTTATATTTTTTGTACCATTCTGTTCCTATTCCAGGTTTCAGACTCATTCGAGCCATTTCTGGTGGTAGTGTGTAAAACCCTAGGTCATCTACGCGCTGATAGTGTTCCTCCGCCCGCGGGCCGGTAACCTTTTTGAGGATGTAGCCGGCCACGTATTTGCAGCTCTCTAGCGTCATTTCGCCGATTATGCTCGGCGCCTGGTCGGGGTCGTTGTGGCCCCATATTTCGTCGAGCTCCTTGCTCTTGTAGCCGATTGCTCCGCTCGGCAGCTTTCCGTATTCCACTTTGTCGGGGAAGTCGTACCCGAAGATCATCGCGTGCCAGTGTGGCCGCCAATTTTCTTCCCCGTATTCCCCCGCTACGAAGTACCGCAATTGTTTGCCGGTTCGTTTCCTCAGGCTTCGTATGAACTTCTGAAAATCAGGGTAAGCGAGCTGCCCCCTATAAGGCAGGCGAGCGTATGTGAGGGTGATAAAACACGTCGCCGAGTGCATTTGCTTCTCGTGCATAAGTCGAATTGCCCAAGCCTCACCGCGTGCCTTTCGACACCCCCAACACTGGCCACAGGGAATCTCCAATGGCCGTAGGTCTTTTCCATGTTTTTTCAGCTCTGAGAAAACTACCGACCCGGTCTCGGTTTTATAGGCCGAGATCGGGTGGTAGCAGGCCACCTAGAGTCGCCAGCCGCCCCGCATGGGGGGGGCTACCATATTGGCGGCCTTCGTGCGCCCTTGGGCCTTACGGAAGCCCTTGGCGCTTTTCTGCTTGTTGACGGCGTACCGTTTCATCGTCGTAACTCCTTGATTGTTTCAAGCCAGCACAGTTGTACCCCTCGATGGTAACTGTGCTAGGTGGTCCCATCCACCTTTTCAGGCACCACCCTAACCGAAAGGGGGGGTGCCTCTCCTTCGGGTGCTTTCAGCAACCCGAGTTTGATCGCTTCCTCCCTGTTGGCTTCGTCCTCGAGGAACGTCATCAGCTGGTGCGGGTCGTTGTCGAATTCCGCTCGTAGCTGTGCCGGCAGACTCATAAATTCCTGGTCCGCCCTTGCCATGATGTTCATTGCCTGGTGGTAGTCAGTTGCCACCTCGGTGAAGTCCTGGCTTGTTGGCATTTGGAACGTCTGCGGTATCCCCTGGCCGAGTCCGAATCTTCGGAATATTTCGTTTATGTCGGCTTCGTCTTTGAACTGCTGCTGCGTCAGTGTTTGCTCCACGCAATGCAGCCCGCTTACCTCGCTGGCGAGGTCCGTATCGTAGTTGTAGGCCGTTCTAAAAAAGACGCCTTGTTTTTGAACATCGGTCATTGTGCTTTCCACCATTGTCTTGCGCCCTCGTACAGCTCGCTGGCTGCTCGTCGTGCGCTGTTCCAGTGTTTCTGCACCGTAGGCCCATAGGCTTTGTGCAGCTCTCTTGCGCCTTGCATTTGTCGCTCGGTGCTTTTTCTGTTCTCGTCGTCGAGGTTGTTTATTGCCTCGTACCCTTTTGCCCATGCCGTTGCTTT